TTATTTTGCATGTCCCAGAACTTAATGTTTTGTGCATCGGCTCGTCTTTGTCTTTTTCTTGCTCCGATGTTTGAAAGTAATGATGCTCCTACACCAAGTAATCCGGCTAGTCCGGATGAAAATCCTCCTCCGGATTGATTTGTTGATTGTATTGGTGTTGTACTGTTACCAGTTGTATTTCCTGTTCCTGTTAAGTCTCCCATTTATACTTTTTTTAATTTTGTTGGGATTGATACTCCGGCTTTATCGAAGTCAAGCTCCGATAGTTGTTTATTAGTTAATAGGATTGTATCTTTAACGCCGTTTACTAAATCCTCAAAGTTTATGAGTCTTAGTTGTAGTAAGTCTAGTTGTTGGTGACATGCTACGCAATGTTGAAGTACGATTTTACGTGTTGATTCATCGTGTTTTTTTTCGTCTTCTGTTTTAAATTTTGTTGTATCCATAAGTGAGTTTTTATGAGGAAATTTAGTTGAACTATAATTTATATACTGTTAAACCGGTTTTTTCCTCTGGTTTATATTTTTTAAATATAATGTTTTTTTTTGGATTTTTTGTTGTTTTTTTTTTTTTAATTGACCTTTCCTTACCTCCCCTATTGTACTCTCACTGCGTTCTCGTTTTTTTTGGTCGTTTAAGGTTTGGTGTCAATTAGCACTAATATATCAAGTATGTAATTAGTGCTAGTGACTTCGTCACAGTTTTAGCCAATAAAGTAGATGAATCAAGATTCATCAGTCTTTATTGACTTTTTAGCAACTTCTACGGCTTCGGCAGTTGCTTTTTCTTTTTGAGCTTTTTGCTCATTTTCTATTTGTTTTGTTAAATCTTTATGTTTTTTAACTAAAGATTTTTTATGTTCCATCATGTCGACAAGGTCGTCGTATCTTGGTATTTCAGTTTCGAAATACTCGCCTTGTCTTTGTGAAGCTCCAAGAGGTAAACCTCTTGAGTGTCTATCTAATAATGTTCTGATGGAAAGGTTCATGTCTGGTGTTGTAATTACCTGGTCGTCCATTTCTTTACCTTGGTAATTTGATTTGCTGTAAGCTGTTTTAAATTTCATAGTGTTTAAATTTTAATTCTGTTAATAACTCGTTGTTTTTTATCACGTCTGATAATGTTTTTGTAATGTTCGTGTTCGTCTTTCGCCGAATCGAATAGTTCGTCAACTGAATCTTGTTGTTGTACAAATTCTTTGTACATTTTTTTTAATTGTTTTTTGGAAAAAATTTTTTCTTTATAATATCTGGGCATTGAGATGACTTGATGATTTTCTCTAACTATACAAAAGATTTCTCTTTTTCTATAGTAGTTTTTCATGGCTTCTGTTAAATATGCCATGCCCATTTTTTTGCTCATTAATGAAAATTCTGGTAGTCTGTCGTCTTGATTGTTGAAACGTGTAAAGTTTCCTTTTGTCATATAGCCAACGACGTAATTAATAGTAAGCTGATTATTGTTAGCAAGGTGAATGTGACCATGTTGCCAAGTATCGGCAATTTTTTGAGAATCCTGTATAAGAGATTTAGGCAAATTAAATATAATAGCATGATAATGAGGCCTGAATGTTTTGGTTCCATATTCTCCACAAGCGTAATATTTAAGTTTGTTCGTTGGACATTTTTTTCTTAATCTTTTAAGAAATAGTTGAAAGTCCCTTTTTTGTAGCGTCCTGAATCCGTTTTCGGAAATAGGCGCTTTTTCGTATGTTAATGTAATAAAGCATGCTGATGATGATGCTTTTGCTTCTTCGTTTAATCTAAAACTCCAATGTGATGCTCGGCGTTTAGTACAAGCTAAACATTTACCGCATGGAACTGTGACCATCAGGTTTTGATTCCGATGGTCTTTTGATTTGTTCCTTACTGAGAAGGGCGTAAAACATTGCATAATGTTCTATAATCTGATGCCTCCTCTTGATATGCTAAATGATTTAAACATTTTAGTCTTTTTCTTAGCATATTTCTTTTTACCTTTTTTTTTGCTTTTATATCTCATAGTTTCTAAATTGTTGGTGTTCCGAAGTATGGCATTAGTCTTGTAGCTTTTACTTCGTTGTGTAAATACACGTATAAATGTTCTTCATCTGGGTCGTTTAATGCAAATACTCTTTCTACTTCTACAGCGTCACATTCTATAAAATCTTTATTTAAAGATGGTGGTGTAGTAAATATTCTGCCCATGTGCCAGAAATTTAAATCTGATCTAAACTTTCCGTGAACAGTAGATGGAATATATTTGTACTCTGCGTATCGTGGTGTATATCCAAACACTTCGGCGTCTGCGGCAGTGTTTTGGTGATATAACTCTTCGTTAAGTATTGGCTGTTCTCCAATATTTGCAAATGATGGCCAATAGTAGTCGAATTTATCGAGTTTTTTGAAATGTTTGGGAATACCTTGTTGGTATGCTGTTTTAGGCATCACTGACATGATTCCAATAATATATCCGTGTTCTTCTGCTTTATAAGCTACATAGTTAGATGATCCTACTGAAACTCCGTGTCCTGCCATATTTCCTTGTGGCGTTTCTTGGTCAGAAACCGGGGCGACTGCTGGATTTGACGTTTGTAACACTTCACTTATGGTTATTGGTGTCGATGAGCCGCCCAGGAACTCTGGTCTCTGTAATCGGCTATCTGATGACTGTACTCCGAAATGTGCCATAATAACTTCTATATATCTTGCTCCGCCTCTTGCGTTTCTTTCTAACCACTCTTGTAATCTAAATGCTCTTCTTAAGTCATTTATTGATGATGCTGTAGCTGATGATAAATCTGCTGTTAAATGTTGTGAATTATCCCAAGATACATTACCGTCTGCAACTCCAGGTGTTGCAATATATACGAAACCGTCTTGACCTGTATTCATAGGTACAGCACTACTGGAATCAAAATTTGCAACTCCGTTTCCTGTTGCACTATATTTAAGGAAATCTTGTGTGCCAGGTGTTTTATTCCAATTAATTGGGGCTGTTCCTCCTAAAGGTATTGTTGCTTCTGGTCCTCTTTGTGTAAATGGTAATGCTGATGTAAAATAGTCATGTTGCCATGCTCTTTTTTGTTTTGCTAATAATTGAGCTGTTTGTAAGCCTGTTTGTGTTCCGTCTGTTAACGGAAGTTCTACTAAAGGTATGAGGTTTTCGTCACGGTAGTAGTCGTTATATATTTTTTGGTACCCTGCGAATGGAATAGCAGATACGTCTTCGATTTGATTCCCTGTTGGTAATCCCATATAATCTGCGAGAGAACTAATTCCATATTGTGTTGGTACTGTTAAGTTAATTGTTGGATGTGTTGGGTCTGCTAGACCGTCTTCGCCTCCTGATATAAATTTTTCCCAGTTTGACCATAATATTCTATTTGGTACAAAGAAGAAATGGCAGTAAACTGCTGCTTTATGCATTATTGGTGTAATAAGTGGGGCGAACCTTGTTAAGTTTGTTGCTTTGATATTAAATTTGTCTCCGGGAACCATTTCCATGCATGTTATTGGCATAAGTTCTCCGATTCTTCCAGAAAATTTTCTGTCGTGTGATAAGTCAAATGTGTTTGATGGTGGTCGTGGCATAGCCACTTTGCTGAATATACTCATAATGTTTAATTTAATATGGTTTCGTAATCGTAATCTCTTAAGTATTTAATTGCATCTTTACCTGTCCCAAAGATGAATTGTTGTATTGTTTGTACAGGTCCTGTGTTAGGGTTAATATTCATGTCTAGCATTTTTTTAGTAAATGCTGCTTTTGCTTTAGCTTCTGTTGTTCTGGCTTTCATTAATAAAGCCTCTTGTACAATTTTGTCTATTGCATCTTGTTTTGAAACGTCAGCTATTTCTCTTTTAATTAATGTGTGTGCCGCTTCTTGACGCAGTTGATCTGCTCTTGATAATGCTTGGTCTACTTCAAATGGAGTAGTACCTAATATTCTTTTTTCTTCTGCATTATTTTTTCCTGCTTGTGAATTTGCCAAGTTTATTTGTGATGTAAGCATAGCTGCTTGCAACGCCGTAGGCGTTGGGTCTTTTACGTTATAAGGGGATGCTTTTGATGGAGCAACTGCACCGGCAATGCCGGTGTTTGCTTTTGCTCCGTATATAAGGTTAGGATTTAATCCTGCATCTTTTAATCTTGCCATTTGTTCTTTTGGACTGTTGTATTTATTTTGCATGTCCCAGAACTTAATGTTTTGTGCATCGGCTCGTCTTTGTCTTTTTCTTGCTCCGATGTTTGAAAGTAATGATGCTCCTA